TGTGCCGTTTCCAGGGTCGCGTAGGCTTTCGCCATTTCGTCGGTCTTGACCGTTCCCTTTTCAGCGTCCCAGAACTTTTCCGGGATGTGGTCGGGGCGTTTGCCTTTGTCGGCATCGTTCTTTTTGTCGTCCGGCTTCTTGTCGCCTGGTTCGTCTTTCGGGTCCTTGTCGGCCGGGTGACGGTTGTCGGGTTTGCCTGGCTTCTTGTCGCCNGGGTCGCCCATCAGGCCGTCGGGCTTGCCGCCTTTGTCGCCTTTGTCGTCGCCTTCACCGCCGGACTTGTCGTCACCGGCGCCNTCATCAGCGCCGTCGTCGCCACCATCGGCAGCATCGGCGCCGCAGCCAATAACCACGCCAGGATTTTGCGCGCGCCACAACGGCCAAAGCGGGGAATAGTCATCAAGGGGCCTTGCGATAGGGGTGTTCATGCTTAACCTGCCTTTTTGGAGTTGGCCACGGTCGCGTCGGATGCCGCTTGAAGGCGGTCATGCTTTGCGTCGGCGCGTTCCTGCCATTCTTTGATGGCCTTCTGGTTCGCCAAATACGCCTGGACGTGCTGCAACAGCGGGCCGTTGCGATGGTAGCGTTCGGAGCCAGCGGCCAGGACAACAGCTTCCAGCAGCTTCACGGCGTCACCGTTCGCAGCCTGGACCAGCATGCCAGCCGTCACTTCGTCCGGCATCAGGGCCTTAATGCGGTCCTTTGCGGTGGATTTGTCGGCGGAAGCAGCGGGGGCGGAATTTGCTGTTTTATCCGCAGCTTTCGCAGCGTCTTGAGTTCCAGCAGTTTCGTCCGCAGCCTTTCCGCTTCCGTTGTCATCGGTCTTTCCTTCTTTGGCTTTTGCCGCCGCAGCGACTTCTTCGCGGGTCAGGCCAGCGTCATCACGTTCGCCAGCGGACACTTGACGGCCCAGGCGTTCCTTGAGGACGTTCAGGTCGGCTTGGCCGCTTCCGTTCCAGTGTGCGTCATCGGCCGGGTTAAGGGCCAGGATGGCGTCTTTTACTTCGGTGTTTTTGGTCATTGGTTCGTTCCTTCTTGGGTTGCGCCGGTCGTGTTTTGGGCCTGGGCCGTGGGCGGACCTGCTTGCGCCCGTTTGATTGCCGCTTCGAAATAACGGAACATCGAATTTTGGCCTTCCCGGAAGAAGCCTTGTTGTTCGGCCGGAAGGATGGTCAGGGAACCAGGTTCGACTTCCTGGGCGCCCGCGACGAATGTCGGCTGGCGGATGGTCACACGTTCCAGCCAGTCCATAAATTCCAGGCCGCGGCCGGTCGCCAATACATCGAAAATCATTTTGTCGTTTTCGTATTGCGCCAGGGCTGCGTCTTCGGCGGCTTTGGATGCTTCGGCCTGTTCGGCAGGTGAGCCGTTCAGGTTGTCCCATCCATCAGCGGATGGTTTTTCGGCCCAGGACATGGGGTCTTTGTGGTTTTGGGGCATGGTTCAATTCCTTGCGGTAGGGTTTCGACTATGCGGCGATGGACTGGGGCGCGCCCTGGGTCGCACCGACGGCCCCGCCAGCTTGCCCCGCTTGTTGCTGTTTGGCAAGCATCATGCCCGCCACCTGTTGCAGCTTCACGCGGTTGTCATCGCTTCGGATAAGGTCGTTCGGGACGCCCATTTTGCGGCCGATAATCGCGCCAGCGTTTTCAAGATTGCAGTTCAGGGCGAACACTTCGGGGCCGAGCGATTGCAGCCATTGCATCCATTTGATGGACGTTTCGACTTCGGACAGGTTCTGGGCCTGGGCCAGCGGGCTTTGGAATTGGACGCGGACGTAACCGCTATTCAGTTTCAGCGCGCGGCCTTTCACGGTCGGGACGACGCCCTTGCGTGACAGTTGGAACATGGTCTTTTGCAGACATGGAACGATGCCTTCGGTCGAGATACGGCCGAACGGCGCGCCAAGGTCTTGCTGCAATTCCTTGAGCCGTTCCAGGATTTCGGTCGGCGAACGAACCGGGCCAGCAGCATCGGGCAGCGCCTTGTTCATCAGTGCCGGAATGGATGGTAGGTCGTCAGGTCCTGGACGATAAGCTGGGCCATGTCCAGGCGACCACCGACATCCAGGCGGGCCAGGGATGCACCGGCAGGACCGCCGGTCGCTTTCACGCGCAGCACAGCGCCGGGGAAAATGCGGATTTGGTTCGGGTTGATGACACCGTCGTCGCGCGCCATCCACACGCCGGACACAGCCAGCGACCCGTTTTTCAGGATAAGTTCTTTCAGCTTGTTCAGCGTCTTCGCATCGGCCAGGACCATCATGACCGGGCTGCGACCTTGAACTTCGCCCGCCGCTTTCAGCCAGCGCGCAATAACCCAGGGGCTTTCCTCGTACTTGTCTTGGACGATGCGGTCTTCGTCATCATCGCCGTCGCCAGCGATTTGAACGTCGTAATACCAGACTTTGTCCGCCGGGTCGTAGTAGGTGCATTCGTCGATTTTGACTTCTTCGTCCGGGCTGTCAGCGATGGACTTTTTCAGTTCTTCGGACAGTTTTGCCTTCGGCCAGGTCGCCAGGATAAGCATGCGGCGCAGCGTGATTTTGCGGTGGACTTCCCAGATTTCGCCATACGGCCCTTCGTTCAGGGCGATGGATGACTGGACAACGGTGCGGTAGCGGACGGGGACGTCGTCATCACCTTCGAAGACCATCATGCAAGCGGTCCCGGCAGTAACCAATTCCAGGAACCATTCGTTCACGGCCGTATCGAAGTTCGACAGTTGGATGGCAGCGAACAGCGCGGCCGTGATGGGTTCCAGTTCCTGGGCGGCTTGTTCCTGCAATTCCTGCTTAACAAACGGGCCGGGAATAAGCTTCGCCCATTTTTGGAAGGGCGGGCATAGGTCGGATTGAAGGCGGTTCGCCAGCTTGGTCGTGTCGCCGATTAGGGTGCTATCGAAGACCCGGTTCGTTTTCGAATGGCCTTCGGAAATGGACGGGGTGATGCCGCCGTCGGGGGAATTGTGATACGGGTTCGTTTGCGGCTGGCTAAATTCGTAGGCTTCACGCAGTACGGAGTTCCAGCCCCGCTTGCGGTTCCAGGCCTTTTCCGAACGGGCGCGCAGGTCTTTGATGGAAAGACGGGCCAAGGCTTAACCCCCCAGCGTTGACGAAACGCCCTTGACGCCNGTCTGGTCGAACAGCGTGGCCGACGAACGACGGGTCGCGGACAGCGCACGTTTGCGGCTTTCCAGTTCCAGGTTTTCTTCGTTGGNCTGTTCGCGCAGGGACTTGTCGCGGCGGTTTTGCGCGTCGATTAGGTTCTGGTCAGGCTTTGGCGCCTTCGGTTTTGAGAATACAGACGACATTCGTTCGGGCCTTCCTTAAACGACTTTTCCACCATGTCGAACTAGCCACCGGAAAAGCTGATAGGGAGTAAAGATTTTCCAGTCGCGGATTGCCAGTTGCGCCTTCGCCAAGGATACGCACGACAAGGGACCCTGGACAAGTGAATTTTTCGAAGGCGGCAAAGTGACCGTGAAAGACACGATGGCCGTCGCGTCCGGGCGAACGTGGTCCAGGCACTTCGAAACAGGCGACCACCATATTTCCGTGTCGACACCCCAAGCCAGGCTTTCAATTTTCATGGCGTACTGTTCGGCCATCAGCGACGGTTCGGGGAAATAGACCGGGATGATGACGTAGCAATGGCGCCAGCCCCGGCGTGTGAAGAACCGCCACCATCCACGACCTGCGACGACGCCAGGCGTGAAAACGACGTAGCCGGTGATTGTCTTGCGCATCAGAACACCCAGGACCAGAACGCCCAGGCAGCGCGGACGACGCCGACGACGACGAAGCAGGGGATGGCGACATGCGCCAGGTCTTCGATGTACCAGCGCGCCAGGCCGACCAGGATGCGGATGCGCGCCTTCAAAACTTCCAGCCGGTTCATTTGCCCCCCAGCGAAGGACGAAGGTACGAAGTACCTAATACCTGTCTTGTATTGTTCTGTATTGTCTTGTTATACACCCTGTTACTGTAGGACGAAGATTTCGCAGCGATTACAAAGGTTTGTGATAGGCGTTTTTTCGCTTCGGAAAACACACTTTGCACGACCTGGAATTGTCCTTTTGCGCATTTTCGCATCCCACAGTAATCAGACCTTTTTCGTTTCATATCAAAGCCTTGTCAGTTGCGGCATTTTTTCCCATTCCTGGGTCATGCCTGGGTTTATAATCACAGATTGAAGTCGGTATCGGCGACGATGATGCCGCCGCTATGGTGCGATGCCATCGGGTCGAAGTCTACCTGGGCGGCGATGGTCGATTGACCGCCACGACCGACCGGCAGGGCAAACGTCAGGGCCAGGGCGTCGGCCGTATCCGGCGAACGAAGACCGCGCGCCTTCATGTTGTGTTTGCTTTCAAGGACAAGCTGCGAGTTTGACGACCAGGTGAACCCTTTGCCTGGTCCCTGCTTTGGCGCCAGGATGTCGGCTTGCAGTTCATCGCTGTCCGGGATGGACGCGCCACCTTCATCGCCCAGCCATTGCTTCATCAGGTCCCACATTTCGGCCCGTTTGTTTTTGTAGCGTTCAGGGTCCAGCGCGCTTTCGCCGAAGTTCACGCCGACGATGATGCCAATGGTCCCAGGCAGTTCGCGCAGCCGGTCATAAATCGCCGGGTTGTAGCCGATGTCGATGAACATGCGCGCGGGCTTTTCGGCAAGGATGATGCGATG